AACAAACTCAACGCACGGCACCGCGACGCTGTTCCCTAAAGCCCTGTATCTCTGGGTGTCCGATACTTCCGTGCCGTCATGCTTCCTTGTAGTCCAGCCGTCGGGGAACCCCTGCAAACGTTCGCATTCGATCGGCATAAGCCTGCGAATGGCAAAACCATGCACTGCGGCCACAACAAGGGTCTCGCTCCCTCCCCCCAGGTTGCCGCCGCTGGCCTTGATCGTCCCCACGCCCTTGCTATAGCCGCCGAAACTTGACTGCGTGTACGAGACGCATTGCGGCTCCTTGTAGTCGCTTCCGCCCAGGGTATTTGCCACTTCCACGCTGGCGACCAGGGATTGTTGCTTTGAACTAAGCGCAACGGCTCCGACGCATACCACTGGTAGATTTCCGTGCGTCTCGGCTCGGATGGTCGGGGATATGTCGCCGTCCTCCACATTAATACTATTCCCTCCCTGGTCGTTAAGTACGATCACTCCGTTTGTATGGTTTTCCTGTTGGGTGTACGCCGGGTCGCCATCCTCCCCCATGCCAAACGCCGTCTGTTCGCCCAGTGCGTTGTACCTGGTTATGACTTGGATATTTATCGGATTAACTACGTTATTACCAGGACTGTTCGGTGTTACTTCAATCCTTCCACCGCCTTCCAGAAAGGCTATCTGCGCCATCAGTGCCTTCCAAAGCCCCAGCGGCAGTTCCCTGGCGCGCCTCGCCGCCCTTGTTAGAATCCCCTTACAAGCCGTCGCACTTAAAAAGTATTTCGCCGGCACCATGGCCTCTAAAATCCGCGACAAGAAAGATTCTCTTGCGACGCTGGGGGACTCCCCAGTGTTGAGCGTCCAGGACGCGCCAGGCCAGCGACCAGCAATCTCCCATGACGGCTCCCGACCCGCGCCAAACAAGCCTCGGCCTGCCCCAGGGCAGTTTTCCCTTAACGCTCGCAGGTCTAGAAACAGAAATACCCGGCTCGGCAATGCGGGCGATTTCCTCGATGACCGTGTGGAAATCCTCGCCCCCGTTCGAACTGAACGCGCCCGGGACGTTTTCCCACACGCAGTATCCTGGAAAAGTTCCGCCTGTCGCATCCCTCATCTCCCCGATTATTCTCGTCGCTTCCATGAACAAGCCCGACCGTTCCCCGCCCAGGCCGCCGCGTTTGCCGGCCACGCTCAAATCCTGGCAAGGACTGCCAAAGCTTATAATGTCCACCGGCTCTATTTCCGCGCCGTGGATTTTCGTCAAATCCCCAAGGTGCCGCATTTCGGGAAAGTGCCGCATTGTAATGCCTATAGGCACCTTCTCGATTTCGCTTGCCCATACCGGCTTTATGCCTACCCTGGTAGCGGCAAGCGGAAAGCCGCCGATACCGTCAAACAGACTGCCCAGCGTCATCCGGCCTTGGTCTTTAGGATTACGACGTTTCCTTTTGGCCTCGTCACCAAAAACCCGTCACGCTTGCGGAACCTCAGAAACAGTTCGCCGTATTCCATGCTTTCGGTTGTCTGGTCAAACCGTTTAATCTCCACGCCCTTCCTGTCGCCGTGCTGAATGCGGCGTGGGTTCATGAAAATCGCGAATGGCTGATTGGCTTTTATGTCCGCAATCTGCGGCAGTATCGACACTTCATGGTACGGGTAAAGGTCAAGTTTCCCAGGCATTGCGTCGGTTGGCCTCCGCCATATCGGGCGGCCGGTGGTGTCCTCGATGTTCGCAATGTGGTTCAATACAGTTTCATTCAGGAACCAGCAACAATCCTTTCTTTCCTCCGCCGGTACCTTGTAAACGGCGTCACGAAAATCCTTCCAGGTCAAATCGTTGATTGTCGTTCCGGCAATCGGCACCTCAACCGCGCCGTCCGCGTTCATCGCCCCGGTGAATGGGTCGTCGTCCGCAAGAAGGCACTGGCGGTCAAATTCCTGTCCGTAAACTTCGACAAACTCGTCCACGAACATCGCGCCCAAATCGACAAACACATCCTCCTCAAACTCATCGAACCACGGGATATATCCGGCCAACGTGTAGGCTTTAAGCTCCACGCGTTCCGCGCTCTTCGGCTTGCTGCCTTTTATCTGCTGTCCGTATGCCGTCAGCCAGTGCAGTTCAACCCCGCCACGTTCGCGGGTGGGCAGGAATACAGATGGCCCCATCATCGGGCGGTGTCGAACCAGCGACATCATCACGCTTTTCCTCGCCGCGTCCTGCATAAGCTCGGTTTCATAAATCGGGTTTATCAGGTATTGGTCATTGGTCGCCATATTCCCCATTGGCGTTCCCAGCGGTGCCTTAACCTTCCAGCCCTTGTCTTCCCATGCAACGTCCCGGGGGTTAGTCCAGTTGTCGGCTTTCAGATTGGGGCTAAACGCCAGTTCCGCCAGCGTCTTGTGGTTTCCGGCCCAGGCCGCCGCAATCCCCTTCCCAAGGTTGAAAAGCATTTCCCGCCGGGTCAGTTCCTTCGGGTGTCTCGCCTGTGTCTTTAGCTCGTCCCGCAGCCCCTTAACCGTACCTTCCAGTGCCGCGATTTGCGTTGACTGGTTCCCGGTCACCGTCTCAAGCGCCTTCGCCATTTCCTCGATAAGCGATTCCTTGTCCCGGAAATACTCGGCGGCCTTCGCCGGGTCGGTAAAGCCGCACTCCTCAATCCTCTTCATGTCGGCAAGTTTTTTCTTNATTGCCTTCATAAGCTCGTCCATGACCTAAACTCCTATATNGCCGTTGATTATATTTCCCCAAAANGTGGGAAACCCCAANTCCNTCAAAGTGTCCGTCTTTTCGCCGCCCGCCGTTTTCGCCAATGCGTGGGGGTTNGCCGGCACGTTGCAAATCGAGAATTCCAGCAACTCCTGCCTGCGGAAAATCAATGCGGTTTCGTCCCCGTCCTTTTTGGGCGGTATCTCAATTTCTACGACGCGAAACCCCACCGAACCGGCGCGGATTACCCCGGCCTTCACCCTCTGCCCAATCGACCAGCCGAATGGGTCGAAGTCCTTTTCGTTGAATNTGACTATGCCGTGCAATCCCCGCCCGTCGATTGCCAGCCCCTCAATCTTCCCTANCGCCGGTATGTCGTACCTGTGCGCCCATTCAACNACGGGGTTTTGCATATAGCTTTCATAGTCCCAGCCCGCCGGGTCTATCNTCTCGCCGTGCCGGTCAAGGTCATAGGTCGAAAGCGTCCACGCATATCCCCGCCCATCGTCGCNATCATCGGTCAAGGCCAAAGGCACCGCGGCGATTAGTTCNACGTCCCCCGTTACCTTATGAATTCCCGCCTCCCCGGTTTTCAAGCCCAGAAACCTCATCAGGCCTTTCCTTCCAACCGCCNNTGTCCCGCCGCTTTTGTTCCTCAAAATCATTTTCACGCACCCGCCACGCATTTTGCCTTNCCCGTTTTCCCGGGCTTGTTTTTGACCGTCAATTCGCCGCTCCAATCGTCAAGTTCGGCCTCCNTTATTTTTCCCGTCTGCAANGCCGCCTTTATNAGNTGCACGCCGTTATGCACGTTCATGGCACTGTAAATCCTCATCCTGTGTTTTATAACGGTTCCCCTGGAAATCCGCAGCCGCTTACCCATCTGCTCCTCCGTAAGCCCGCGACAGCTAAGCTTGAGAATCTCCGCCTCCCTGGCCGTCAGCAGTTTTCCCGGCTTCGGGTATTCCTCCATCATGGCCATACATTTCATTACACCCTCGGAAATAAAAACCCCGCCGTCCCTGACAATTTTTAGTCCGCGATAAAGCTCCTTCATGCCTTCCATCATATTCACGTAAGACCTTGCTCCGTTCGCTATAAAGGACATTCCCAGTTCGTCCGGAAAATCCTGCCTGTTCACCACCGCAACATTCAGCTGCGGAAAATCCCGCAGCATTTCCAATACCATATACGGCGTGGAAAGACCGTAAAACCTGCTGCCGATAATCACAATGTCCGGCCTCATCTTTTTTATTAGCGCGGCAAGCCCGCCGGCTTCGCACTGCGTAAATTCGACATCGGGAAACCCAATACCCTCCAAAATCTCCCTCCACTCGGGGAATAGTTTTTCCGCCCTGCTTACCACCAACGTGCCGCCCATCGCTCATTCCCCGCCCAAATTCTGGCTTGCCTTGTTGTCAATCACTGTGTCCAAATTCCTTGGCCTGTGCCAAACGTCGCCCCACGGTTTGGGCTCCATACCCCTGTCCCTAAGCACGTCGTTGATCGTTTTAATGCCGGCGTTAATCTCCGCTATGTCCCTCCTGCTCTGCGCGTCCTCGCTTTCCTGCAACTCCGGCACGTCCGACAAATCGAAAACGCCCCTTACGTCCAGACCAAGCCGCATGAAAAAACCGCTTTCCAGAATCTGCTCGAACTGCCTCAGGATTGGTATCAGCGTGTATTTCCAAAAAGCGGAATGCTGTTCCGCTGTGTCCTTGCCCGAAAGTGCGCTCGTCCTGTCGCTTATATTCGCGACCCGCGGCGGTATCCCGTACTTTGCCAGTATCGTGTACAGGTTCCAACGTTTAAGCTCGAAAAGTTTCACGACCTCCGGCGTGAACGAAAGCGGCTCAAAGCTGGTTCCCTTCCCAAGCACCGCGATTTTCCTCCCCGCCTTTGCCGCGCCATATTTGCCTTCCCAGCGTCTTTCCAAAATGTCCGCCTCCTCCGGCCTCAAGGTCTGTTCCGTCTTCAAAAGCCCCTGCGGTATCGCGTTGTTTTTAAGAAGCTGTGAATTCGCCCTGTTTGCATAGTAATCCTGTTCCAGTTCCAGCCCCAGCGACACAAGCGGGTTAACCCCCCTCGTCGGGTTCCAGGGGTTCCAGTCCCGGAAATGTATCAGTTCGTCCGGCAGAATCGGCAGCAGTTCCGTGCCGGCTCGAAAAAACCACCGGCGTGGTTTCCTTCGGTACCCCGGGTCAATCTCGCCCCTGTATTCACCTTCGTGCCTCATCCTTCCGGGGTCTAGGATATATATTTCTTTCGGTATCCCCCCGGCATAGTCCGGCCCGTACCACCAAAACGCCTCCCCCTCCAAAAACCACCANGCCGCGGTTTCCTTCCAAAGGTCGTAGCGGCTTNNAATGCCGTTCGGCCTGTGGAACAAGTCAAAGACGGAACCCGCTCTTATTTCGCCGCCGTCTTTCATTATCTTGAAATCGGCGCGGGCTATGTTCCTAATCAGAATATTGACGGCGATATTGACCCATGAGTGGTACAGGTACGAACTCTGGTATATCTTCCAATCGCCCGGCGTTCCGAAGGCTTCATCATAATTTTGGCCGTCCCTTTCCCTATCGCGGCTTACGTCCCCATTCGGCGGTTTTTCGTTTTTTGCCTTGCCGTTAAATATATTTTTGAAGATATTCACGCCATCACCACACCGTGCTGAACGTCCGAGAAAACCGCATAACGCAAAGCGTCCAGGTAGTGATCGTTCGTCTTTATTATCTCGCCGGCCTCGTTTCGGCAGTAGTCCCATATTTCCGAAAGTACGCCGTTGCATGTCTCGCAAACGTAAAACTGCCCCCTCTCGATTTTGGCGTGGATATAATCAATTCCGCTTTCCACCGAGTTGTTGGCCTTCNCCCCGCCCCTCACTTCCTGTATGCGTTCGCCCCCCGCGGGGTCGCAGTATACTGGCATTCCGTACCCATCGGGACGGTCAAGCAATCCCCGCGCCGATACCTCGTCGTTGAACGAGCTTGTTGTCATGTTGAACGCGCCGTAATCGCCCAGCACATATACGACGTCACCGACCCAGCCGATTTTTACGAANGTTATGTTGAGCCCGAAATCCTGCCCCCCGGCGTAGCGGTCGAAGCTTTCCGGCATNTCGCCTTTTTTGACAATCATGCTTTCCTCGAAGCGGTCGTATACAACCCCCTCGGCCTTTACCCATAGCCCGTCGCGAAACCGCGCCTTCTGTTTTTCCGGTAACACGTCCAGAATATCGCTGATGTAATCGTCCGGTAGATTTGCCTTGTTGTCCTCCGGGTTTAGCAACATCGATGTATAAAGCCCGGCCTTCTCCAGCGGTTCTCCCGTCAGGAATGCCCGTTTAAGCACGAATATCTTGTATGCCCAA